CAATGCCTCGTTAACAAAAGAAGCTATTCAAAAGAAAATAGATGCTGTACCAGTCGGTACGAAGATGTACAAGAATAAAATACAAGGACTAAGAGGTCGTGCTACAGGTCTTGTATTTAGCAATTTTGATAGAAAAAGGCATGTTGTTAGTTATGTTGAATTAAAAGATTATATAGCTAATAACAAATTAAGATTTAATCGCTTTAGCTGTGGAGTTGATACTTCTTATTCAAATGATAGTCCTGATACTATCTCTTTTATTTTTCAAGGGATTTTAAATAACGGAAAAATAATTATATTGGATGAAGAAATCAATAACAACAGAGATTTAGATCAGCCTTTAGCACCTAGTGATGTAGTAGAACATCTTATATCTTTTCTAGAAAGAAACAGAAAAGAATGGGGATTTGCAATGAATGTATTTGTGGATAGTGCTGACCAAGCAACACTAAGGCAATTAGATAAATATACAAGCAATAATCCATGTGTATATATCTTTAACAATTCATGGAAATCAAAGTTAAATATAATTGATCGTATTCATGCAATGCTAGGGTGGTTCAAAACAGACGATTACATGATACTTTCTCATTGCAAAAATCATATTCATGAATTAGAAATATATTCATGGAAAGAAGATAAATATGAACCAGAAGATAAAAATGATCATACGATTAATGCAAGTCAATATGGCTGGATACCATATACAAATGAAATCGGTATTTTAAAAGGAGGATAACATGTTAGGAGGGTTAAAGAAGATGATAAGAGGATGGCTAAATATTCAAGATGCACCTAATCAAACAATCAATATAAACGAAAAATTAAATTTTGAGACAAACTGTATCAAAAATGAAATATGGATGCGTGGAGAACCTAATGAATTAGAAGAATTTTATAAGCAGGTATATAATCAGGACGCTATGTTTTGGGGCTCTGTACCCTATATAAAAATAAGGAAGATACATGTAGGTATACCTCGTATAATGGTTGAAACTCTTACATCTATCGTTATAAGAGATATGAATAACATAAAGCTTTCTAGCAGACAAGTAGAGTGGGATAAAATAGCTAATGATAATAATTTCAAAGAAGTATTAGAAAAAGCAGTTAATAAAGCTTTATATTTAGGTGATGGAGCTTTTAAAGTATCTTTTGATAGAGAATTAAGTGATAAACCAATCATTGAATTTTACGGATCAGATAAAGTTGAAATAAATTATGTTAGAGGAAGATTTAAAGAAGCAATATTTAAAACTAAATATAAGCATAATAAAAAAACATATATGCTTTATGAAACATACGGTTATGGTTATATCAAGAATAAGCTAGTACAACTTCCAGAAGAAAAAGAAATTGAATTAAACAGCATTCCACAAACTGCACATCTAAAAGATTTTGCTTTTGGAGGATATCAAGAGGATAAAGACGGAAATGCAATCAGCAAAGGAATATTCAATATGGCCGTTCCTTTTAAAATATGGGATTCTGTAAAGTACGAAAACAGAGGACGTTCTATATTTGATGGTAAAGAAGGTTCTTTTGATGCATTAGATGAAGCATTGAGTCAATGGATGGATGCTTTACGCAGTAGTAGAGCAACAAAATATATTCCAAAAAATCTTTTACCTAGAGATCCTGAAACAGGATATGTAAGAAATCCTAATGACTTTGATAATCGCTTTATTGAAACACAAGATAACATGTCAGAGAGTGGAAAGAATGAAATCAAGTTAATTCAACCAGCAATTCCAAGTGATAATTATCAACAGACATATATAACAGCTTTAGATACTTGTTTACAAGGTATTATTAGTCCTTCAACACTAGGAATAGATGTTAAAAAGCTCGATAATGCAGAGGCCCAAAGGGAAAAAGAGAAAGCCACTTTATATACTAGAAATAAAATTATAGAGGCATTACAGAACTGTTTACCATTATTAATCAATAACGTTATTAAAGCACAAGATACATATAACAGTAAGTCGATAGGTGAAGATATTAATGTAACTGTTGAATTTGGAGAATATGCTAATCCTAGTTTTGAAGCTACAGTAGAAACAATTTCTAAAGCTAAACAAGGTGGTATCATGAGTATTGAATCAGCAGTTGATGAATTATATGGTGATTCTAAAGATGATAAATGGAAAAAAGAAGAAGTCCAACGCTTAAAAGAAGAACAAGGAATAGCTGAAATGGAAGAACCAACAATAGGAAATATAACAGCTGGAGATGATTTAGATGATAGTATCAATTAAAGGCCATTCTTATCAAATGAAACGTAAAGAATTTGATAAAATGGTGAAAGTATTAAAAAAATCAATTAAAAAGAAACCTACAATACTTGCTGTTGAAAAAGATAATTTTGCTGAAATGAGAAATGATATCTATTCATCACAGGATGATTTAACAACCGCTATAACAAAATGGCATAAGCAAGGATTTAGTGTCAAATATATAAGAGGTTAATTAATATGCCTGATTATGATGTAAAAGCAGCTTTTGAAAATATGGAGTTAGAACTGATTGACTCTATGAAAAGAAACCTATCAAAACATCAAAAATGGGAAACAGATGAAGGTATTAACTGGACAATGTGGCAGGTAGAACAATTAAGAACGTTAGAAAGGTTTAAAAAGAATAATCAAAAGATATTTGATAAAAAATTTACTAGTGTTAATAGTGAAATTGCTAAGTTTATAAAAAAGAATTATGAAAGAGCTGGTTTTGAACAAGAAAAAATAATATTAGATGCTTTAGGTAAAGGCAAAAAAGTCACAATGAAATCTAATCAAGGATTGCAGGGTGTCTTTTTTAATATGAACGAGGATAAAATGAATGCTCTTATTAAAGCAACTACTAATGACATGGAAAAAGCTGAGTATGCTATGTTGAGAATGACTAACGATCAATACAGGAAGACGATATTTAACGCTGAGGTTATGGCAAATAGTGGTGCTTTTACATTGCAACAGTTCATAGATAAGGCAACTGATGATTTTTTAAAAGCTGGAATTAATTGTATTGAATACAAAGACGGTCGCAGAGTAAATATAGCATCTTATGCTGAAATGTGTATTAGAACAGCAACTAAGAGAGCAATGCTTATATCAGAGGGTGAAGCTAGAAATGCTTATGGCATTCATACTGTTAGAATTTCTAGATATGGTCAATGCTCACCAACCTGTTTACCGTGGCAAGGCAAGGTATATGTAGATGATGTTTATTCAGGTGGAACACAAGAAGAAGCAAAAGAGAAGAACCTCAAATTATTATCAGAAGCTATGGCTGGTGGATTATTTCATCCAAATTGTAAACACCGTTCGACAACTTATTTCTATGATTTAAAAAAATCACAAGGAAAATTGAAAGATGATGGAGTAGAAAATCCACCTGAAGAACAAGAACATAGAAAGAACCAAAAACATATTCAACAACAAAAACGCTTAGAAATCGGTTCACTTGATCCAAAAAAGATTGAACAGGCAAAAGAAAGAAAAGAACAGTGGATTGAGAAAGACAATAAATTAGATTTAACATATAAAACAACGGATAATTCATTAAAAAATGTTGAAAATAATGCGATAAATGATACAATAGTATCAGGTGCTAGAATAACTGATATATATAGTAAAGAAGCTCAAGAATTTGCTGAATCTTATTATAATGAAATTAGAAGTTATTCTACTGATTGTGAAAAAATTTCATTAAATACAGGTATAGAATTAGAAAAGATTGAACAAATTAAATCATATCTATTTATTGATGAATCATTATATAATCCTGCGACAGGACATTATAGGAGATTTGATGCTGATTGTGCAATAGCTCAAACTTGGCAAAGATTGATGTTAGGAAAAGATATAAAGAAACATGATTATACATTACTTAACCATGAACTTTATGAGATGGAATTAAAGAAAAACTTGCCTACAATAACTCACAATGATGCACATACGTTAGCAAGTAATAAATATAATTACAAAAAGGAGGCAATTGAATACTATGGTAACCTTAAAAAACGTAATAATAATAAATGATGTTATTCAATGTGAATTTTATAGTGAAAGTGATTCTGAACATTTAGGTTTTGTAAGCGTTGATGTAAATACAAAAGAAGTTATTAAACAAATACCTCCTAAAGGTTCGGAAATTTATTCGGGTATAAATCATGTTATTAATACATTGATTGAAATAATAGATGTAAAAGCTGATATAAAAAAAATTCCTAAAGAATTCCCTATATTGTGGTATTAATTAAATAATAAATATAACCGACAATTAGTCGGTTTTTATTTTGGTGAAAATTAGTGAAAGGAGTACATCATATGAGTGATTTTAAAGCACATACACACCGTTATTATGTGAATGGTATGAAAATATACTATGACAATGAAAAAGGCTGTATGGTTAAAAATGTGTTGTTTAAATGTACATGTGGTAGAAAGTATCACGAGCTTTATGAGTATCGACCTCCACCACAAAAGGGGAAGCAACCAAAAGCATTAGAAAAACATAAGAGATTACATAGCAACCAGGAATAGGTTGTTTTTATTTTATGACGGAGGATACTATGAAAGTTAAATGTATTATTCATGAATACTATGATAGAGAACTAGACAAATATATTAAAAAAGGCAAAACCTTAGATATGGAAGAAGATAGAGCAAACTTTCTTATTCAAAAAGGTTTTGTTGAAAAAATAGAGAACAGTGAAGCAGAGAATACTAGTGAATAGCATTCTTTTTTTCTTACGTCCAATCGCAGTATATGACATAAAACTAATCTGGAGATAAAGTGAGCCACACTTAAAACTGAAGGAGATTATATCTTATGAAAAAAATGAAATACCCATTGAATATTCAATTATTTGCTGAACCTGGAGAGGACGGAAATGGTGATGAACCTGGTTGTTATCCGGCACATTCTCCACACCAATCAACCGCAAATTATTTGACCTCGTTTAAGAAGCTTTTTTTTATTTTAACCGCAAATTATTTAA